CCAGTTTCTCAAGAGTCACACTATCCATCTGGAAACAAACATCCTGAGTTGGAAGTGTGATCTCCTTTTCTGGAGGAGCAATAATTACATTGGGATCGGCAAAGAAATATTTTACTCGACGTTTTCCTTCTTTGATACTCAAATACGTATCCTGTTGAAAATCAAGATCGGGATCTTGATGCAAACTCAAACCATTCAGAAACTGATTCAGATCATAGATGGCAAAGTCACGAGGAAAATCTTCTTTAATTTCTGCTTCAGCAAGAATGTTCTTTGCCACAGAAATGGTGCGGAGTTTGTTACCCTCCTTCACAAGAATCGAGTTGTTGATTCCGGCAAAGTTTTTAAGGATTGCGAGGGCATTATCAGACAGTTTCATTGTACGTTCTTTCAGTTTCATTGGTTGTAAGTTTCACGTTGAGCATTCTTGTCATTGAAGTGCATTAGAAGAACAGCATAGTGCAGAATCTTCATAATATCACGACGGGCAGTGCCTTTCTTGTCATATCGAGAGGCATACTTGAGAATATTGGATCGGCAGAATGCTTCACCATCACCACAAGCTTCAATCAGATCAAGTGTCTGAATTTTATCATCACCAGCAGAATAATGCTGATTGTAAGTTCCCCGAACATACTCAAGAAGTTCCTTCAGAATCTCCTCTTCATTATACTTCCAAGGTATAGCGGGATGTGATTTATTGAAATCAACAAAACTTCCTTCCATGTTAATAGTAATTTCATCCATTTTTAGTTCATCGTAAAGCATGGACCAAGAATTAGTCATAGTTTATTATATCACTCATCAGTAAGTTTGACAACATCTTCTGTCGTAGGCATTTGAAAATCAGCATCTACCTTATCATACAATTCGAGAAATGCCTGCTTAGTCTCATCATCAAAACGAGCAGTACAGACATCAATTGCCTTTGCTTTATTACCAAAGATTTTATAAGCACGAATGATATGAACCAGACGACGAGTGCTGATGATTTCATCAATACCACCATCATAGAATGTCTTGCGAATGATATCAGCCCAATCAACAAGACGACCACAGAAATCAGAATCCTCAGAGAGTTTCATCAGGATGTTCTTCTCTTGTGCAGGAGTCGGATATGACTGTTCAAAGGTTACTGGAAAACGTTCCAAGAATGCTTCATTGAGCACGTTAGTTCCAATGAATCGTCCGTCATCTGAACCTTTACCTTTAGTATTTGCGGTTGCGATAACGTTGAAACCTGCAGTGGGTCGTACAAATTTTCCAATTTTCTTAAGAAAGACTCCATTTCCTTCAAGGATACTTTGGAGACAGAGAATTTTGTTAGAGGCAAGGTCGATCTCGTCAAGGAGCAAGATAGCTCCTCGTTGTAGTGCTTCAATGACTGGGCCATTGTGCCAGACGGTTGCACCATCAACAAGGCGGAAACCGCCAATAAGATCATCTTCATCGGTTTCAATAGTAATGTTTACACGGATGAGTTCCCGATCCAACTGAGCACACGCTTGCTCAACCGAGAACGTTTTGCCGTTGCCAGAGAGACCCGTAATGAACGTTGGATAGAATAGACGGGACTGAATAATTTTTTTAAGATCAGTAAAATTACCAAACTTGACGAAGGAATCATCTTTCTGTGGAATAAGGTTTTGTTCGACAGCAGGCATTGCGGGAGGTGCCTGATAATTTTGCTCAAGCTTCTCTTGAATGGTCAAATTCCATTTACCACGACTAACTTTGTAATCAGTAAGTTTGCTGGTAACGGTTTGATAGTTGCAATCATTCATTGCACACCATGCTTTGATCTCGGCAGAAGTAATAGTCTCACCATACGTGTCCTGGAGAGAATTGATAATGCCTTCTTTGGAGAGACCCATTAGTTGTTTTGTTTAACTGAAGTAATTATACAAGAAAAAAGAGGTCTTGCGACCCCTTAGTAGACAGTTCAGGAATCGGCTAAGTATTCTTCCAACTCTCCAACCAACCTTCTATGCGAATGTCTTCTGTCCAACTCGATACCAATAGTGCGGCCATACTCTTCAAGTTCTTTTTTTGACATATCCTGAAAAGATACGTCACTTTCATAAACTTCTTCTTCGATTACTTCATCATAATCTGTGGTATCTTCATCCACAATAGGAGATTCTGTAACTTTTACAGGTTCTTCTACTGCAGGTGCTGATTTTTTTCCTGCTATTAAATCTCCAAATCTAGACATTTTTAATACCTATGCTATAAAAATATTTATCAAGCAACAAGTTCAATAAACTCATTCAGAATTTTCTTATTCATCTTTTTAGTGCGAAGACTTTTAACAAAAGCAGATTTAATTTGAGTTTTGGTAGCACCATCATTAACATCAAACTCAGAGTCACTGGAAAGAACATTACCAGAGAGTCCAAAGTAAGAATGATAACCAGAAGTTTTAATAGAGAATGACCTTTGCTTCCTCCAATCCTTCATGACTTTATCATGAAGTTCTCCGTAATATCCACAGTAAGTTCTGATAAATGCTGCCGCATCACGAGAGGCAAGAACACGAATACCAATGAAGTTTACATCCGGAAAAGTTGTTTTAAGATCTTCCAAGAATACATCAGTCATCTTATTCCATAGAACATCCATAGAATAAGTATGACCTGTTTTACGATTACGAAGGAAGCAATTATGTCCAATCGAACCGGTGCCAATGAAAGGTTCGTGCTCCCAGTGACGTTGAATCTCACGATGAAACTTAGGAGGATAACCCTCACCATCAGTCAGCACAACACACTGAACCTTTTGAACCTTATTGTCCCTCTTAAACTTGGGAAGAATTTGATGCAGAGACATCATGGTCTCATTCAGTGGTGTGCCAGAGAGACTCATAGTGGGAGGAATATTGTAGTAAGAACGAGTAGTGCGATCAAAATAATATGCCAAACGAAACAGATGCTTCATCTGAGTTTCCAGTTCTTTATTGCTGACTTTATGGGTCAGAAAATTCATCATAGAGAACCATTCATTAATATAAAACACACCATCCCTCTTTTCATATGAAAGATCTTTTACATCCGGAGAACCATCTTCCTTGTAAGTAAACAAAGGATATTCATTTGTGAATGCATAAACATCGAAAGGAATGCCAACCTTTTTACAGAACCAAACAAGATTACACATCTGTTTGACGGTATCCAACAACACGTCTCCCATCGAACCACTCCAATCCAAGATAAAGACCAGACCGTGATTCTTACCATCGGCAAGAGTTGTTACTTTCTTGAACAAATCTTCATTGTATCGATAAGTATGTAACTTAGCTGTATCGAGCACTCCAGT